GGTCTAATTGAATCCAGCCTGAATCCCTAAGTACGCGCAATGCTTGTGACAAAGAGTCCACATAATCATCATGCCCTCCAGCTTCTGGAAATGAACATACTTGGCGAATAAACCTTTTAGACCAATCTGCTATTTCTCCTTTTTGTTTTGCTTCTGGAATCCAAACTTTACCTTTTGCCACTAACGGGGCCACAATGTTAAGACGTTGTACTTTATCGGCTCGTCCGGGGTTATACCCCCTAACCGGCACTCCGGCTCCTTGAAGTTCTTGAATAAGGCTAATACCGGCGGATTTATCTTCCATTAAAATAAGGTCGGCTTTTCGGCCTTTACCAAATTCGTTATCTGCGCCGTATACAACCTCTTTAAAGTCGTCAATGACTTTGCGGCGCAGTTCAGGGTATGACAAGTGAGCGTCCCATGCGTCAAGCAAAATAATTGCTGTGCCTGCGTCCATTTGTTCAAAAACTCCCCAAATTGTACACGCTGTTGGGTCGTTCATAGTTTTTTCTGAAGTAGCTGGGTCATATGACGCAATTACGTATTCCAGATCCGGTGTTGGTTTATTTGCTGGCCATAGTTTAAATTGTTTACGTTTAATAATGCCAGCGGACTCTGGGTCGAGGATTTCGCCATAAATTTCCTGTCTTCCAATATCTGTGCCATCGTACGTTTCTAATTGTTTAAAGAACGTTTCTGAAAGGTTGGAACGGTTGTCGTAGGAGCTGGCATTGGCAACATATACGTCTCCGCCAACTTTTCCTTCGTTGAGATCAACGATAAGTTCTTTTGGTTTTGGCGTTGTTGTGATGATTTGCTGGACGCGAGGTATTCTTGGGTCTCTAAGACGCAACGTGAACTGAACACCATCGTACGCATCATCGATGTAGTCAAAAGCGCACAGCTCGTCAAACCACGCTCCATGGTATTGTTTACCACGATATCGTTCTGGTTCGGAACCGGGGATGCCTTGGATAAGGGATCCGTTGATAAGAGTAATTTCGAATAAGGATTTGTTGTAATCTCTGATGAGAGATTTGGGAATAATATTAAGGAGTCCGGAATCTCCTTCAAAACAAGTCGCTCGTATGTCGTTGGATGTGGGGGCAGTGACGAGCCAACGGGTGTTGCTAAAAGCCCAAGCACGAATGCCAATCCAATGGCTGGCAGTATGCGTTTTACCGGATCCCCGGCCAGCAAGCATAAGAAACGTATCATATTCTCCGTCCGATGGTTCTTCTTGGTGGGGTAAAGCTTGTAGTGACCATTTAATTCTCCACAATGCGGCTTCTAGTTCAGGTTTTGGCCAATGCGGGCGAGCAGCTGCAAATTTTTTAAGCTCTAGTTGTTGTTTGTCGGTTAACGGCATGCAATAAACCCTTCCCCAACAAGGATTGTGCTGTCTGGCGAAGTGGTTTCAATGTGTACACAAGATTGACCTTGTATGGGGGTAATGTTTGTTATGTACCTACGCGCTTGGTGTACACGTATGCGCGGGGAGTTTTGTTCTTCTGTCAATTTGGTGCGCGATTTAAAGTAAATGGTGTAATATTTGTAAGTTTCGTCGTAAATTACTTTAGACCTGTGCCCAAGAGATTCCACTAACCCCTGTATTTGTAATATTGTACCATAGTGTCCGTTAGAAAAACGAAATTTATCTTCTTTTTTATTGTATTGCCTTGATTTTGCATACAAAATACCAGAAAGTAACTCAGTTCGTTGTTCCACAGAAGCAAGAAGATAGTTTTCTGGTATTTTTGTGGGTATGTTGGGTGTAAATTGGGAACGGATAGACGGGTTTACGCTAAATTGATGTTCTCCGGTCTTTACAACGCAGCCTATATTAATTTTGTACCCATGGTCTTTAAACTTTTGGTGTATAAATTCTGAGGTTTTAGGTGGAGAGATCATTTTACCGTTGGACAGTTGGTTAAAAAACCAAAATCCAAAAATAAATGGAGGGGTAGGCAAATCTTGATGGGGTAAGTCTAGAGGTTTGGTGGTGGGTACCGAAAAGATAAGGTGTTGTTTTTGGTTTTTGAGTTCCAAAAGATTAAGCTGGGAGACCGTAAAGGGTTTTAACGGGCGCCGAAACTTTTGTACGTGTTTGTATTCATACGTTCTTTTACGGTATTTTGGGGTTTCAATTAAAAACCCTAGTTTGTCATCGCCAGATATGCACAGATGATCATTGAACGTCACCTTGTAACAATCAGGTGCTACGTATTGTTGGACCAACTTTACTTGGACTATTAGACCATTACGGTCGAACACATAATCACCTACCTGCAATTTATACGCAGGTTTCCAATAGTCAAGGGTTAATACTTTTTCATTCGCCAAAATTGCCATAAAAATTTTTTACGACCCAATAATCGAGCCATCTCCCTAACGGAGCGCGTATTTTATTTTGGATTGGGATAGGTAAGCGCTGGATATCTATCACATCCGTAACTTTAAGACGAAATTGTAAAAACCTACAAGTCTCTGGATCGAGTACTTCAGCTGGTACATTAACAAGCTCAAAGTTGTTGAGATCACAAACCAAAACTTGAAGGCCCAGAAATTGCCCTTGAACGTTTTCCAAGGCCCCTTTAATTTGGTATGCGTAATCATTCATAGTTTTACTAATGCAAAAAAATGGGGGTTTTCGCCCTAAGCCATTACTTTGACTCTGTCCCCATTTGTCAGGGTAGTATGGGTTGTCAGGGTCTAAACGTACTTACTCCAGAATATTTATTTTTTATTTTTTAAAATTTTAAAATAAAGTGAAATAGAGGGGTACTACCCATACTACCCTGACAATCGCCTTGTAACTCATTGATTTATAATACACCAATAAGAATGATTCTCAAGTAAACCCTGACAATTTTAAAATCAAACCCTGACAACCCTGACAATTTTTATGTGGCGTTTGAGCTATGCACTGTTTTGGTGCATAAAATTGTTGTATTTTTACAAAAAAAAATTTTAGGCTGCGGGTTTTACAAAAACTTGAGCTTTGTGGGGCCCCCGGGCCGAGGGGGGTGGGGGTCTGCAAATTGGGGTATCGGTTTATAGCTTAAGCCCCCTATCTCGCATTGTGCAATCCTATCTCATAATGCGGAACACAATGACGCACCGCAACATGGTCTATATGGTGCGGTGCAACATACCCACAATGTCAGCATGGTCTTTGTGCGGTGCAACATATCCGATACGCCATTGTGCGGTGCAACATACCCACAACGCCAGTATGGTTATTAGTCATGGTGTTTAAACAGGGCGGGCTAATACCCATACTGACAGTATGGCTATATGGTGCGGTGCAACATACCCATACTGACAGTAGGGCTATATGGTGTGATGCCTATGCGGGTGCGAGAGTGTCGAGGGTGTGCGACCCTCATACCCTCAGATTGTCGGGAAACCCAACCCCCACTTCAAAGAAACTACCCGCCAATATGACAATCCAATCTCAGGGGTTTTAAGGGGGTTTTTAGCCGTTTTCCCTCAACATGGGGCATAGGTATAGGAGGGGTGACGATCTCGATTTATTAGGGTAAACCCTTAAGGGAAAACGATAGGTAGCCACATGGTTTTTAGCCACAATTCCATGACTATAATTAGGCATGGCGAAGCAATTAAGCCCGCCTAGATTACTAACCTATAAGGAATAGAACACCATGCAACCAATCACCACTAATCGTGAAACATGGCTAAACGCAATTACTAGCCAATTCATTCGCCCCCACTTTGAAAAGGCGGGCTACACAATCCCTGACAATATCAGGATGTCATGTGCCTTTAGCACCAAAGGGGCACACACTAAGAGCCATCAAAAATCATTCGTGATGGGTCAATGTATAAGCCCTAGAGCATCGGGGGACAATCACCACGAAATTATCATTGTGCCTAGTCTGTCTGAATCTATTGATGTGGTGGGCACTTTGATTCATGAATTGTGTCATGCCACAGTCAATGGCGATCACGCATCACATGGGCATGACCATGTGTTTAAACAATGTGCTAATGCTGTTGGGCTAGTTGGGAAAATGACTAGCACAGGTGAAAGCGAGGAATTGAAAGCCCTGATTCTCGAATGGGTCAATGAGTTGGGTCAATATCCCCACGCATCGCTTGATGTCAAATTACGCAAGCAAACAACCCGAATGTATAAAACTGTTTGCCGTAATGGTGGGTGTGGCTACACCATGCGAATATCTAGCAAGTGGCTAAAGGTAGCCGTTCCCGCTTGCCCCGCTTGCAATTCCACAATGGAAAGCCCATTCGGTCAGACTGATTGGTGGGCTAATAGCGATGATGGCGAGGAATAACCAACCAACAGGCGGGGCAATCCCCCGCCATGTTTAAACACTACCAACAAGGAAACAGACACCATGACATTCAAACAAACAACAATCAACGGGCTAAACTGTGAATTTAGCGAGGAATTGGGCATGACATCAGTCATGATCGAAAAGGGGTCATTTTGTTCTAGCCTAGATTTTCTCGAAGATCATGGCGGAATTATGAATTATGACACAGGCAACACCATGCGTATAAATGCCCCTACAATTCGCAAGATTAAGGAATGGGCAGAGGGCTTAGGCTACTAATTAAACTCAATGGCGGGGCTATAAACCCCGCCACAATCGAATCACCACAACCATAGGAGAATCAACCATGACCAATCTATCAGTTAAACCAGTAGCATCAAACATGACCCTACTCGAAACCCCTAAGCATATCGTTTTATTCAGTTATGCGACACCAGTAGCAAGTTTTGACAAGGGCAATTATTCATTCAACCGCACCGCTAAAAAGTGGAGCATGACTACTAGCCGACATATCAACAAGTGGCTAGATGGTGCAAAGGCAATCGAACAACCACAAACCTATTTTGACAATCTTTTAGGAGGTGTTTAAACCATGTCAAACCATTTACTAGGCTTGATTATAGCCGTTATATTGATCGCCATAATTTTAGGAGGCACTACCCTATGAGCATCGGCACTAAAGTCTTATGGTGCGGGTTTGACCCCGCCACAGTCATA